GAGCCTGGCTTTCGGATGGTCGGCCGCAGCAGGTCCAGGCTGCGCTGAGACAGGCTCTGCGCCTCCTCCACCCAGGCACGGTCGTAGCCCTCCAGCGACTTGATCGAGTCGGCCGTGTGGTTCTGCATGCCCTGGAAGATGATCAGGCCGTCGCCCTTCTTGGACTTGATGACGGCCTCCTGCACCTCGAAGTAGGCACCGGCATTCATGGACTCGATCTTCAGCTCCAGCAGGCGCTTGACCGACTGCGCCAGCGACTTCTGGACCTCGCGCACGCAGACGCTGCGGCTGGTCTGGTCCAGGATGTGCGCCTCGATCAACATTTCTGCGAAGGTGTGCGACTTGCCAGAGCCACGGCCACCGAATGCGCCCTTGTAGCGCGCCGGCTCCAGCAGCGGCAGCGCCCACTCGGGTGTCTCGATGCGCAGGGTCGTCACTTCTTCACCACCACGCGCTCGATCTTCTGGATGGCCAGTGGCCGGTCTGGATCACCAGTCAGCTCCAGCTTGTCGCCGAACTTCTTCGGGGCCAGCTTGGACAGCAGCCACTTGCGGGTGTCCACCTGCAGCTTGTGCTTCTGGACGGCAGCCCAGTCCTTCTTGCCGTCCGGCTGCAGGCCGACATCCACGTCGCTCAGCTCCAGAACCTCCTGCGCCATGCGCTCGATCAAGTCCTCGCGCGCGCGCGTGTATCTGTCGGCCAGGTCAGGGTCAACATTCACCCAGCCGATGAACGTGCTGTGCGGAACACCAGCGGCCTGGCAGGATTTGAAGCAGCTCAGACCACCATGCATGCCTTCCAGGACTTTCTTGGCCAGGTCTGCGCGATCCTGGCTCTTGGTCTTGGTCGGCGCTTTTGGTTTGTGGGATTTCGTGGTCATGATTCATTGTCCTTCAAAATTTGATTTCGTACCATCTTCATAGCATCTTTGAAGTCAAGTCTGAGCTGTTTGTTGGCTTCTTGTTCTACCAACAATGCTGCATAACACTCATGGCAAAACCTTACAAGGTTTTCATGTTGCCATGTACCAAAGTTTGGCAAGTCATCATTCATTTAATTTTCTTTCATTTTAGAAAGCCAATTTTCATGAATTCTTTTTGCTATTTGTGCAGTCATTACAGGTGGCACTGACATGCCAATCAAATATTCTGGTTTGTTGTCCAAGAAGTTGTAGTCATGCGGGTATGTGCCGCAATCGCACAACTCTTGTTTGTTTCTGTTGCGTTTCTTGTCAAATAAAACACACTGTTCACCACCTGTGATTGTGTTTGCAACCTTATCTCTGTACAGGAACTTGGCATTGAACCTGCTCAATATGTTGCGTTCACGCAGTGATATGTCTGACAGATCAATATCGCCATGTTGTCTTTTGTCCCATAGTTCACCATCTAACTTGGATAAGGTTTCGGTATTGTCAGACTCATCCATTACCTGAGAAAAAGGAATTTCTGACTCTGTGAATACCAGGTCAATTGCTGGCGACATGGTGAACATATCCTCTTGTTCAAGGAACGAATCCGCCAGGTCTTTGCGAATCGCCAAGAAGAAAACCCTCTCTCGTTTTTGAGGCACACCCATCTTGGATGCGTCCAATAACCAGTGCTTGACCACATACCCAGCTGCATCGAAAGCCTCATAGATTCGCAGGACATAACTTCTGGCTTCACCAAGCAGCAAACCTTTCACATTCTCGGCCACCACAACTTTTGGTTGTAGTTTCTTGGCAAGGTCAATGAAGTCAAAAAAGAGGGTATCCAGTACCTGCTCAGCCTGTCCTTCTCTGAACTTCTTTTCCTTACCCCAATCAGCCTCTCTGCTTCCAGCCATTGAAAAGCTGGAGCATGGTGGTGATCCATCAAGAATGTCTAGGTTGTAAAGTTCATCTGGTAGGTCATCACGCAACTTGAATGTCTGGATTGGTTCCAGGTATGCATATTTGGGTGAATGATTGGCCTGATAGGCGGCCATCATTTTTGGATCAATCTCATTGCATCCAATGACATCAAACCCAGCCAACTTGTAGCCCATTGTTGAACCACCACCACATGCAAAACATGAAAAGACTTTTCCTTTGTCTTTTGTGAAATTTGCATCTGCAAGAGTCCACCTGTATGGAAACACATGATTCATTACTTGCTCACTTTCTTGAAGATGGCCTCAACCTGTGCATGCAGTTCTGGCCGGTTCTCGCGCATGTAGACGTAGTCCCTGGCAAACCCGATCTGGCCGGTCTCTTTGTTCCTCACCAGCCAGTAGTTGGCCTTGTTGGCTGCTCGACCGTTTGCCACGATCTTGTGTGTACACCAGTCAGGCGTGTGGTCCTGCGACTTGCTGAAGACAAACCATTCCACGCTGTCTGAATCTCGGCACGTTCCAATGTGGTCCCAGCCTTCGTCTGTGTCTGGCATCTTGCCTGCGTACATCTTGCCCATTGCGATCTCCTTGTAAACCCTTTGCGTCTAAACTCTAAAGGGTTTATGTGGATAAGTCAATCGGCACGAAAATGCCCTGCATGGGGAACGGAACATGGGAACTACCCCTTCTATAGAAAGGGGGTAGTTCCAGTTCCCTTCCAACCCTGCTTTGCCAAAGGTAACAAGTTCCGTTTTTTTCCGTTCTGTTACCTTGTTCCCTTGCCATGCCTGTTGATAAGTCTGTGGATAAGTCATGTTCAGCTCGCCGACTTCCTGATCAGCATGGCACTGGCCTGGGCCTCGTCGATCACCGTCCAGCCGTGCTCGAAGGCCTCGATGATCTCGGCGACCAGCAGGTCTGCGATGGGTTTTCCGTTGGCGCTGGGCTTGATGTAGACCTTGGCAGAGGTCTCGCTCACGTCCATCTTCTGGACCAGGTAGTCCACCATCGCCGACCGGCTTAGATAGGGTAAACCATTACGCTCCTCGGCTCCTGACGACCACCAGGCGTTCTCGAAGGTCTTGCGGTGGCTGTCGATCTTGCTGTCCTTCTTGGGGCTGGCTGGCGGCTGCGACTGGACGATGACGGCCGATGTGACCGGCTGGTTGTCCTCGTCGTACCAGCCGGGAATGGTGACCTGCTGCAGCTCGACGTGGACCGTCTGGGCCAGCTCGGCGTCCTTGGACTTGCGCTGGACGATCTGCATGGGCACGCCGTCCTTGCCTGGCACGATGCTGATCTCGATGTCCAGCGCGCCACGCCAGGCTGATGAGCCGCGCGCGCGGTGCTGGGCTTCCTCGGCCACGCCGGTGTGGTGGACCAGGATCACGCTGCAGCCGAACTCGTTCATCAGGCTGTTGCAAGCGTCCAGCATGGTCTTGGCGTCCTGGGCGCTGTTCTCGTCGCCGGCCAGGAATCGGTGCAGGGTGTCCACCACGATGACGGCCGGCTTCTCCGGCAGGCTGCGCAGGTGCTCGACGACCTGCAGGTAGCCGGTCGGGGTGTTGAGGTCGCAGCCGTCCTTAGACAGCCACATGGCCAGGTGCCCAGCCTGGTGGTGGTGCTTCCAGGCTGCGACGCGCCCACGCAGGCCGTGGTGGCCTTCGCCGGCCAGGTAGACCACGTTTCCGGCCTTGACCTTGTGGCCACACCATTCCTGCGCGCCACTGGCCATGCGCAGGCACCAGTCCAGCACCACGAAGGTCTTGCCGCCGCCCGATGGGCCGTGGACCATGATCAGGGCATTGTTCTGCAGCCAGCGCTTGACAAGCCAAGAGATCGGGGCCGGCTGGGCTGAGAAGTCGTCGGCCGCGATCAGCCAGTCGGTCTTGGCCGGCGTCAGGAGACTGGCCAGGTCGTGACCTGCCTGGGCATAATCGTTGGCATCCATGCCTTCGATTGGAGGCATTACCACGCGCGCACCGAACTTGGCGCTGGCCTGGTCTGCCGACTTCTGCCCGACGCCACTCTTGTCGTTGTCGGCCACGATCACGATGTCCTGGGTCGCGCCGTACATCTCGCGCATGATGCCTGTCACCGGCACCAGGCTGCTGGCGCTGTAGGCCGCCACGCAGGGCCGGCCGGTCGTCTCGTGGATCGTGGCGGCCGTGGCAAAGCCCTCGGCCACGAACAGCGTGCCAGGCTCGTCCATCGTGCCCAGCATCCAGAACTTGCCGCCTGTCTGGCCGCCTGGGTGGTACAGCTTGCCACCGTCGTGGGCGATGTACTGCAGGCTGGCCAGCGCGCCATTCTGGCCATACAGGGGCACCACCAGGCGGCCGTCGCCGGTCACGCGCGCCCCATGCACGCCGATGCCCTTGCGCTTGAGGTAGGGGTGGTCCGGGCTGGCGGCCTGGGCCGAGGTCCAGATCGTCTCGACCGTGGCCGCTGCCACCTCGTGCTTGCGATCCAGCTCGGCGTCGCGCAGCGCCTTGGCCTCTGCCATGCGCCTGGCGTGCGCCATCTCCTCGCTGGCCGTCAGTTTGCGCCCGACCTCAGCGCGCCAGGTCACCTCCACGCCTGCGCGCCAGCAGCCGAATCGGCCGGCCGGCACACCATCGCCGAAGATCAGATACCAGCCTGGCTTGTCACCTCCGTGACTGCCGCTGCCCTTCGTGCCGGACTTGAACCTGTGAATCTTGCCGTCCAGCAGCAGCTCGTCTGGTGGCTCCAGGCCGGCCGACAGCATGGCGTCGCGCAGTTGTTCTTCGGGTGGTGCGATTCTTTTTTCTGGTGGTGGCGACCAGGGGCCGCCGAGCACTTTGGACAGGTCAGCCATGTGTTGCGGCCTCCTGGCGTGTCAGGTAGTCCGACAGCGCCTTGACCGTCTCGTACAGGGGCTTGGATTCGTCCTGCATAAACCTGTAGACCGTGGCCGGATGGACGCCGGCATTCTCGGCCACGCGCTTGAGGTTGGCATCCTCCAGCCTCTTTTTGATCTGCTCGACAGTCATCATTTGTTGCACCTCTGAAAATATTTTTGCGGGAGTGCTTGCACTGTACCAGATTTCTGGTTTAAGATGCAATCACTGCGCGAAAGGAATTGGCCGAAGGCGCAGCAACCCAAGAAGGAGAGCCACTCATGGCAATCAACGTGAAGACCACCGGCAGCTTGTCTGCCAACGGTGTGAAAGTCCTGGTCTATGGCCAGGCCGGCGCTGGTAAGACCTCGCTGATCAAGACCCTCCCCAGCCCCATCGTGCTGTCGGCTGAAGGCGGCCTGTTGTCCATCCAGGACGCAGACCTGCCCTTCATCGAGATCGCATCAATGACCGACCTGCAGGAGGCCTACAAGTGGCTGACCGAGTCGGACGACGCCAAGGCCTACAAGTCGGTGGCGCTGGACTCCATCAGCGAGATCGCCGAGGTGGTGCTGAACGCTGAGAAGAAGGCGACCAAAGACCCACGCCAGGCCTACGGTGCGATGCAGGAGCAGATGGCCGACATCATTCGGGCCTTCCGCGATCTGCCTGGCCGGCACGTCTACATGAGTGCCAAGCTGGAGAAGACCCAGGACGAGATGGGCCGCGTGCTGTATGCGCCCTCGATGCCTGGCAACAAGACCGGCCAGGCACTGCCTTACTTCTTCTACGCGGT